TCTTTTGGAACCCGGAAAGAGCTTTGTCCGCGTTATACAAAGCATTGGGCGAGGCATTAGACGAGCAGAGGATAAAGACCATGTGGAAATCTGGGACATAACCAGTGCCTGCAAATACAGCAAGCGACATTTAACAGAACGCAAAAAGTTTTATAAGGATGCAAAGTATCCGTTCACGGTTACAAAAGTAAACATATGAGTGAAAGAAAGTTAACAGAATGGGCGTTCCCCTACATTAAAAGTTTTAGGACATACATCGATATTGGTGCAAGTACTGGAAAAACATCTATTCCTTTTATAGGAAAATTTGAAAAAATTTATTGCTTTGAACCTAATCCTAGAAGTTTTGAAGAGTTATCAAAAAATAAAAATCTAATTTGCTATAATTATGCAATTGGGGATAAAAACGAAATTAAAGAATTAGTAATGAACGATTCTACAAACAATCCCGAACACGGATCAATTGCTGAAGAAAGAAATAAAGATTGGGTTACAGGTGAAAGATTTAAAGTTGAAGTTAAACGACTAGACGACTTTAAATTTGAATCAATCGATTTTATAAAAATTGACACGGAGCAATACGAGTTACAGGTTATAGAGGGTGCAATAAAAACAATTAAAAAACATAAACCTACTATATTTTTTGAAAATAAAAGAAATGAAGCAGACCAAGTAATCTTACTTTTATTAGATTTAGGATTCACAGTAAAAAAATGGAAAAGCGATACTATAGCATATTACACGGAATAAATTATGAAAATTTTAACATTAAACAACAGATCATTTGATCTCAACGAACTACCAGAAGAAGTAGATGAAGATACTAGATTTTCAGTATTAGATAATTCTAATCCTCAAGAACCTGATTTCTTTTTCATGCCATTGATATTTTTAGAATCGTTTAATTCGCCGGCAATCCTATTACGTATAGGTGGTCACGAAGTTCAAATGCCTCTAGACTGGTGCATGGTAGTAGGAGACAAAGAATGCGGTTTAGATCCAGAAGTATTGCCTTTAACCAGTATCAATGAACGAGGGTTTGATGCGTTGGTGTTTAATCCTATCAAAGGTTTCAAGACGGATTTTTTACCCATAGAAATTATAAACATCTTTCAAGATGTTCGTTGGTATTTTCCTAAGATGAAAAACGGACAGTTACTAACCGTGCCCTTGCACGACGATCCAAATCCTCCCTGTGTGTTCTTTGTCAAAGAAGTCAGCAGGCAGAGCGAAATCGTACAGCTACACAAGTTGGTGTGAAATAAATACTCAGATAATTAAAGGGTACCATATGAAAGCAGGTAAAGTTTGGGGTCAGACAGAATTGTTAGAAGCTAACGGTGTACTTGAGTTTCACCGTATTGAAGCCAAGGCCGGCGGAGTATGTTCTAAACACAAACACAAATTTAAATGGAATGGTTTCTTTGTGGAATCTGGTGAAATGATTATTCGTGTTTGGAAAAATAATTACGACTTAGTCGATGAAACCTTGCTCAAAGCAGGTGAATACACAAAGGTTGCTCCGGGAGAATATCACCAGTTTGAAGCAGTTACAGACTGTGTAGCATTTGAGTTGTATTGGGCAGAGTTTGATCACAACGACATCGAACGAGAAACAGTTGGATTTAGTAAATGAAACTGATAAACCGTTGGTTTGTTCCGATAACAGAAATAGATTCTGTAATATTGACAGATGTTGAATTAGAAAACTGGACTTGCAGCGAAACCATTACTAAATCATTAAAATATGTAAAAAAGTTTGATTTTGCAATAGATGTAGGATCTTGGATCGGCGATAGTACTTCTATTATTTCCAGCAAATTTAAAAATGTTGTGGGATTTGAGGCTGACCCTGAAACATTTGAATGTTGTTGTAAAAATTTAGAAAAATTTAATAATATTACCCTTTACAATATTGCATTAAGTAATACTAAAGATACAAAAACTTTATATAGGGGAGCTTCGTCTTTTTCTTCTTGGATTAGTACTTCTGACGAAGTAATACCGATAAGTCAAAAAAATGTTCAAACAACAACTTTAGATCATTACGATTTTAAAAATGTTGACTTTATAAAAATTGATATAGACAGTCACGAGGGATTTTTCTTAGAAGGTAGCACTGAGTTTTTTAAAAACAATTCTCCAACAGTACTAATAGAATATAAACCAAGAGTACTTAAAAGACAAAGTAGCGAAATGCCCGATCCTTTAGAATTTTTATCGAATATAGGGTATCAAATTAAGGAACAAGTTAGCACTATCGATTTTGTTTTATCTAGAGAATAATATGATAACCGATGAATATAAAAAACAACTTAAAGAACTACAGAGTAAAAAAAAGTTTGGTAGCGGGTTAATTAAATACCCCGACGTGAAAAAATTTATCGAAACATATCAACCGACCTCTTTACTAGATTACGGTTGCTCTCAAGGTAGTTTAATTAAACAATTAAAAATTGACTTTCCTAATATAGATATAGACGGTTTTGATCCAGCTGTCCCAGATTTCGAAGTCATTAAGAAACAATTATATGATTGTGTTATTTCTAATGATGTTATAGAACACATTGAGCCAGTGTTTCTTGATCAAACCTTGAAACACATGCAAGAATTATTTAAAAACTATGCCTGGTTCGTTATTGCCTGTTACCCAGCAAAAAAATTATTACCTGACGGTAGAAATGCTCATCTTATAATAGAATCAACTGACTGGTGGCTTGATAAAATAAAAGATATTTTTAATAACTCCAGAATCATACACTATGAGGTGGTAGAAATTGCGTTAGGTAAACTAGAACTTAGGATAGTTTTAAATAAAAATGTATAACATCATTACAAGTTTTAACGAAACATATTGGCAAGAAATTGCCAGAGATAACGTACGAAGATTAGACCAGCTTTGGCCGGCTAACGAAACTATATTATTATACCATCAACTGTCGAAAATAGATTTATCTTTTTCTAATCGAGTTCAATGGATAGACCTTTATGAAAACTGTCCTGAACTTATTGTATTTTCTAATAAGTGGAAAGACGATATACGAGCAAATGGTCTGAACGGAAAAAAGAATGCATTTAGATGGAATGCTATTAAATTTTGTCATAAAACGTTTGCAATTTGGCATGCTGCCAAACAACAAAAAACTGGTTGGTTAATATGGTTAGATTGCGATGCAATACTATTAAAATCAATCGATAACAACTTTTTAAAAAAATCCTGTCCTGCAGATAAATGTATTTCTTATCTAGGAAGAAAAGGCAAATATTCAGAATGTGGATTTGTTGCGTACAATCTTGATCGACCCGAAACCCAAAAATTTTTAAAAGATTGGGAAGATCTATATCTTTCGGGAAAATTTATTGATCTTCAAGAAACTCACGATTCGTGGACCTTTGATCATATTAGAAAATCATTTAACGATCCTAATCTATTTTGTGACTTAAATGCTGCATCTACTACTGATAAAAATCCGTTTACTAACTCAGTAATTGGTACTCATATGGCTCATGCCAAGGGATCTGATAAGATTAAAACTACAATTAAATTAAATAAACAAATAAGATAAGGAACATACATGTCATATAGCAGTTTGTCCCCGAGGATGGGATCATGTGTTAGTAAAGGAACATAATGTATAATTATAAAGGATGGAGCTTTCCTGATATTGATTCTCACTTCAAAGATGCTGTGGGAGAATTTCCTGATTGTTCGTATCAACAAGGAGCATTAGATGCTGCTTTTAAATATGTTAAAAAATTTAACGTTGCTATAGATGCAGGTGCAAATATTGGTCTTCAGTCAGTTAGACTAGCACAAAAATTTAATCATGTGCATTCCTTTGAACCTACATCTGTTAATTATGATTGTTTGATTAACAATGTAAAAACATACTCGAATGTACAAGTGTATAAGACAGGTCTAGGAGAGCGTGAAGAATCTGCAATTATTAAGTTGCCTACCGAGTCAACAAACTGCGGTGCATTTTCTATTGTTGATTTTAATGACAATGCAGGTTCTGTTTTTACAGAAAACATAAAAATATTACCATTAGATCAATTCCAACTTTCACCCGATTTTATTAAAATTGACACGCAAGGATTTGAACTTTTTATTTTAAAGGGTGCAGAAGTTACTTTAAAAAATAAACCAGTACTTTTGTTAGAATGCGAAAAGAAACAAGAAAAACAACTAATATCGACCTATCTAATGTCATTAGGATATACTATTGTAGAGACTATAAGAAAAGATTCAATTTGGATAGTTAAATGAAATACGCCGTATGCAGAGAAATGATGAAGAATCGCTTTTCATCATGGACTGTAGAGCCTTGGAAACTAATGGGATTAGCAGTATACGACACAACGGCTCAAATACCCGATAATACAATTTTAATAGCAAGTCATTACGCACCGTGGTGGTCTCCGCTGAAAGAATGGATTGCTGAAGGTCGACCTTGGATTGAAATTGACTATGCTTATTGGGGCGACAAAAATACTGCAAGACGAATTACTTATAACGGACATCACAACATACACATTAATTCGCACCCCTTTTCTCGTAGTCATTTATTTTCAAATCCACAGATGCAGGACTGGAGATCTAGTTCAACCAATGAATATGTACTAGGGATTTTGCCAATCGAATCATTATTACTTCAAAGAACAGGCGAAGATTTAGAAAAATTTAAAATTCGACTCTCTAAACAAATATCTCAATATTGGAATGGACCTGTCAAGTGGCGGAAAAAAGTTGGAAAAAGTATGTTTTATACACTTCAACAGGATGTAAAAAACGCCTATGCAGTTGTAGGTGAACGCACAATGGCCTGTGTACAGTCCTGTTTGTTAGGAACTCCTGCTTTTACTGTAGATAACTCTATGACCACTCTTCTTATGGGAGGGATTGAAAATTTAAAAACTATATCTTATCCTGATAGGCAAAATTGGTGGGAACACATTTGTTGGAGTCAATTTCATGTAAAAGAATTTACTACTAAAACTCCTGCAGAATTAACAGAATACTACCAAATAGGAAATTGCATATAAACATTTAAGAAGAGAAATATTATGGGAACTCTAACTCCTGGTGCTACTTATATCTACGAGCGCAATGGTGAAGAAATCTACGCCAGAGAAGCAGGCAAGACCGAACGAACCATGATTGGTTATCAGTATGAAAACAAACCAGATCCCCGAACCGATGATGGCCGTCCATTGTACGAACATCTTAAAGAAGATAAACTGTGGGGCGAAATCCGTCGGGCGGCAAAAACCAACAAGGCCTTGCAATCTATTTTAGATCGTGCTATACTTGTGTATCATCTAAGCAAAGATCATGGGAAAAAATAAACACGTAGACCTATTCAAAGATATGATTCCTGCAGTAGACATGGGGGTCAAAGAACTTTGGGACGCAGCCACAGACGATGGTCGAAAAGAAATCAAAGGCGATTTCTGGAATCTCAATCGATACATCAGTTCGGTGAAATCTTCAAGTGCAGAACTGCAAGAACACTATGTACTCACTGTTAACGAATACTACAACAAGCATTGGGCTGATATACAGCAGCATCCACAGTTGGTATGGCAGACGCTGTGTCTCTGCAGCCATGAATCGAAAAAAACACACTTCCACGAATGGATTCCTCTGAAAACACGCAAGAACAAAAAGGAAGAATTCATCGCCGAACATTTTCCTAACATGAAGCGAGCAGACATTGAAACACTGGCAGAACTCACCACAGATCAAGAAATCAAACAGTACTGTGAGAACCTTGGTTGGGACAAAAAGCAGATCCATGGACTTAAACTTTAAGTGCGAATACTGCGGTAAAACATTTGCCAAGGAAAAGACTCTGTTTGTGCATGTCTGCGAACAAAAACGCAGATATCTCAGTAAAGATGAACGACATGTACAGATGGGATTGATCACCTTCCAACGGTTCTACGATCTCACACAAAAATCCAAGGGCACCAAGACCTTTGACGAATTTGCTGCCAGTCCGTACTATACAGCATTTGTGAAATTTGGCAGTTTCATGATCAATACTGCACCCATCTATCCTGAACGATTCATAGACTTTGTGATCAAGAGTGGAGTTAAGTTAGATCATTGGTGTCGTGATGAGTTGTATGACGCTTACATCAGCGAATTGATCAAGATCGAACCAGCAGACGGAGCCATACAAAGAACCATACAGAACATGATGGCCTGGAGCGAAAAGAACCACAGTGCTTGGGAACATTATTTTGCCTATGTGAATCTCAATCGTGCCACACATGATATCAAAGAAGGATTAATCTCTCCTTGGATACTATTAAATACTCGAGAAGGCAAGACTATGTTGCAAAAGATGAATGATGAACAGTTGGCTATAGTTGGTCCAGTAATTGATCCGCAGTTCTGGTTACGTAGATTTAAAGAATTGCCTGCAGATCTAGAACTGGTAAGAGATGTTATCAAGGAGGCCAAGATATTGTAATGCCGAAAAAACCCAAGATAGAAGAAGTTCTAGAAGAACTGGCAGAGAACGAATCATTTATCTCAGAGGATGACATAGAGATAGAAGTTATGTGCACCAGTGAC